AAGCATCTTTAATATTAACAGCATCTGTTAAAATTCTATAATATCCTAAATATGTTTTTAAGTTTTCTTTTATAGCCTGATTTAATGCTACTAGTTGTTTAGAATCATTAAATCCTAACACATACATGTTCATTGCTAATGGATTAGGTATTCTAGATTCTTCGTAATCTTGTTGTGATATTTGATCATCTGGAACAATATATGCTTTTGATACACTTCCATACTTTGCTGGCAATGAATATGCACGTATAATATAATCTTCTCTTGTTACTAAACGGTTTTGAGTAGCAAAATTAGCTAAAGCATTGTTTTTTATATCTTGTATTGTATCTGCTGTTTTAGCTCCGGCGGCTGGACTAGGATTATTTACTGCAACTGTAGATTTAACAAAATTAACTAATCCGGCATTTGTAGTAGCATTGACATCATCATTATATTCTAAAAAACTAATATCTGTTAACGTATTTGCTGGCACGTTGTCTATAATACCATTTCCTATAGTATATGTAACTGTTAATGTCGTATTAGATGGAGATTGTCCATATGTTCTAGTATATAAAAAGTTCGATGGATCTATATCAATATCAACAGATCTTCTAAATGAACTTAATCCATTTCCTACATTTGTAGGATTAGGTATTATTTCTTCATCGTTATTATCCGATATCCCGGCGCCAAATTGTATTTCCAAACGATTATCACTACGTAATCTAGTAATAAATCGTTTAGCTGTTTTTCTAAGTTTTAATAAACTAGGAACTGATGACCGATATACAGATAAATCCGGGTCATTTTCTGCTAAATTAGGTACGTCTTCAAATATTGTATCTTGTGCTAAATATGGAACTTGATACCAGTTATCCCCATCTGACTCTACAACGGATAATACTTCAATAATATTACTTTCTGGAAGTATAATTTTATCATATGCAATTGGAGTTGTAAAATCAAATGAACCAACTTTTACATCGCCAGATACAGCACGTACTTGTTTTTTTAATAAATAATATGTAGGTAATTTTGTTACTTCATCACTTTCATACACAGTAACTTCAGTTGTATCATATGATGATGAAAATTCAAAATCTACACTGTCTAATGTACGGAATATCGCAGAACCATTGTTTTGTTTAATACGCATTCCTGGTTTGATTGACAGTGCATAACTATAGTCTGGTTGTACGTTAACTCCAGTCCCTGTTGCTGGGAGCAATTGAAAAATATCTAAAGTAACATATGCAGGAACAACATTATTAGGAACATATCCTAAAGATTTTGCTAAATCATATATATTAGTTCTTTCCGATGCTTGCTCTAAAAATGATTCTCTTAAATTATTATCAGCATAATATGATAATACATCTCCCACATATGAAGCTAATTCTAAGAAAATCATACCAGGCGATGATTCATTAAAATCAGTATATGTTTGTGGAAAATATTGTTTAGTAAAGTCAATCAGATTCTTTCGAAATTGATTAAAATCTTTACCTAAATATGATATATCTTTTTTAGTTTCCATTTGTAGCAGAATCCGATATCGTTATTTGATTATTAGATGCATTTAACGTTATCGTAGTTAAATCATCTTCTTTTAATAAATTGTCAACGAGATTAAATGTAATTGATATAGAAATATTATGATCCAAATTTGGATCTTCTTCAGCGGTTATAGTTTTAATTTCAATTATATTAATGTATGGTAACCACCGACTAACTGGTTCTGTTATAACTTCATTTACATTTTGTTTTATAACATCGGTATTAGGCTCAAATAACAATCTAACTAAATCTGTACCAAATTTAGGATGTTGTACACGTTCGCCTTTAACAGTTAACAATAAATTTTTTAAATTGCTAATTGCTTGTTGTTGTGTTGTGTAGGTAGACGAAAACAACCCATTAGCGCCATTAAAAGGTAATGTGATTCCTAATGCCGTGTTTGGATTACTAGTTTGATTTATATTTGCTACCTGATATGGCATTAATTACCTTTCTTTTTATTTATTGCCTTCATTAACGACGAATAATCTCTAGTTAATGCTTGTTGCACTTCTGGGGCTACTTCATATGTTTTACCAGTTTCCGGATCTTCCATTACTTGTGGTACTTCTGGTGCTAAACCCATTGCAGATTTCATATTCTGCCGCATTGAACTAAATCCTTGTGCATCTTTAGAAGACATTCGAATTTCTTCCATTCCTTCGTGCATCATATCTTTAAAACTATTCATTGCTAATGGCGCTTGTTCAGATAACGGATCTGTTTCATTTAGTATAGATGCCCATCGGTTTTCTTCGAATTTTACCGGTCTTTTTGCTGTAGTCGAAGTATTAATTTTTTGTTTTGGTAATGTCGTTTTAGGTTGTTTCATTTCCGTTATTGTAGATTGTAACCCTTCGCGAAGAATATCAGTTAATTCTTCTTTAATAACATCTCGCACTGCTAATTTAAGTGCTTTTATCAACGTTTTTGAATCCATATTATACTTTTTATATAAATATTGTAAATATTAATTTATGGGCTGTCCCCAATCTGTTGCTGTTAGTTTAGGTCCATAAATTTGACTCGTAGTTAAATCTATATAATAATCTCCAGTTTTTCCTAATTCAGAATCTGGTAGTCCTTGATCCTGATAAACTTGACTAGGAGCTTCTTGCAATGATTCTAACAAATTTTGTTGTCTCGATATTAACGATTCAATTTGGTTGGATCGATCTCGTAAATCTGCATCAGATACATTTAATTCATTGTAGAATTCACTTGAAGCTAAATCATTATAATTATCTAAATTCAAATCAGTCAATGATTCTGGAATTATTAATGAAGTAGTATCTCCGGTACCGCTACATGCATTATCGACTTTTGTTAATGCCGATATAAGCGGTGGAACTAATGTTTGTAAACGACCTGTAAGTTGAGTAGGCAACGTAGAAAATTGTGATAACGAATTGATTGCATTAACTATAGTAGCATCTTGTATTGCAGTTAACTGTTGTGCTATAAATAACGGAGCAGTAACTGGATTTGATAATTGAGCAGCTGCTATTGTTGCTTTTATACTTTGTGCCGTATTAACAACTTGTTTAACTTGATTAATTGTTTGTTGTATTTTTGGAATATTTTCTTGTATGGTTGTTATTTGTTTTTGTACCTCTGCTAATTGTTCTTTTATTTTTTTAATACGAGGATCATCACATTTACAATCGATTGGTAATTTTACTGAATCTTGTATAGTTTGTGATGCTATTTGCGTAAACTGATCTAGCTGTTTATTTAATTGTTCACCAACTAATTCAGCGCCAATACCTGGTAATTTTGGTATAAAATCTAATGGTGGTACTATAGATGCCATAACTTTCCTTAATATGTATTTTTCTTAATAAAATATGTAGAACTTAGTAAATCTTTAAGTAGCGTTTGTGCTTGTTGTGCATATGTACCGCTATTAGCATACCCCCCAGATGGGGCATATGTATCGCCAATCTGTACTCCAGATAACATTTGCGTAATTAATAATTGTATAATATTAAGTAAAACATCGCCATGCACCATGGATTGATCTGCTTCATCAGATCCAATTCTAACATCGCCAGTGGTATTCAAAATAATTGCCGTAGGAGAATCAATTACTGCAACGTCAGTTTTTGCTTTTAATATAATACGGTCTGCAACTCCGATAAACTGTGATTTTGAAAATTTAGATTCATTAGGTAAAAAACAGTTTAATGGATTTCTAGAATTTTTATCTCCTAATAGTAAACTAGGTATATTCTGTGTGCTAGTTAAATATAAAGATGATTGGTCTGTTTCTGGATTTTCTACAATATATGAATTTTTTTTATATGGAGCTCCGTTTGATATAACTATTATCGGATCACCTGAATTCAATCCTTTCCAGGATGTAGGATTTTGATATTGGCCGCCTACAATTGTACTACCTAATCTAATAGTATTTCCAAAACGACCTTCAAAAATACTATCGCCTTCATATGGCTGTAAAAAAGAAACTTCTCGTTCTATAAATGATGATGGCGGCGTATATGTATTTGTATATTTTGCTACTCCCTGTAAAAAGTCACTATTAACATCTGATAATACCGAGAATGTAGAAACATAATACCATTTCGTATACATGGTTTGTGAATCATTTTCTACATCTAATCCACTAACTAATAAAACATGTTCCCCTACTCTAGGTATTTGTTTTATATTAGAATTAAGAGGAATCGCTCGTATTTCTTCTTGATTGTAATAATCAGTATATGTTTTTACAAATATTTGAAAATTATTTTTGTCAGAATATTCGTATGTTTTAACCCTAGGTTCTGCTACTACTTCTCCAATGTGAAATTGAATGTTATTCATTCGTACCCTTTTCCACTTTGCTTTTTGCTATAGCTATTTTTTGTTTTAATAGTTCATCTTCATGTGTAATATTATCAATCTCATCTGTTAATTCATCAGATAAAGTTTTTTCAGCAATTTTTAATAATTGATTTTTTTCTTCTTCTGATAATAAACTATCAGCACCAGATATTGTCTGTTTAGTCGAAATATATCGCTGAACGATTGCTGTTAATTTAACAAGATGATCATCATTCTTTACAGCTACATCTAAGTACTCTTTAATTAAAGGTACAATGATAGTAGCATCTGATGCATTGCGAATTAGTGGTTGTAACTGAGCAATCAATTGATTGATTTGCCTATCTTTTTTTTTAGAATTATGATACACATCGGACATTAGGTCCGCGAATGTGGTACCTTTAAATAATTCATCATTCTTGTCCATAACGTAAATCCTTTAATAATAAATATTAAAAAGGGAGATTTACGAAATTATTACGTTCATATGCTAAAAATTTTTCTTCGTATATTTGTTTCAATACTTTTATAACTCTGGTAATGTTAGTTGTTTCTAAACCCGTACGCTCTCGTATAAAAATATACAATGCTTTTTTATTGAAATCTTCAATATTTTCTCTGGTTTCGAAAATATGTAATACTGAATCAGCTACATGAATATCTACAGGATTATTAAATATAAAATTCAAGTTATCATAACAATATTCTACATAACCATTCATAAAATAATGTAGTGTTTCGCGCATTTCATCGTTATGAATTTCTGTTATGATATTTCGCTGTTCATCTATATCAATTTCTTGCATATCCGATTTAAGTTTTGAATATGCTTTTTGATTTTCTGCAATTAAATAATTAAATGAAGTTCTGGTATAATATGAATATGCTTTACCTGCATTTGGATTGAATTTATTTAAACGTTCAGTTAAAAATGTAACTAAATCGGTTTGTAAATCAGAAAAACTTGAATCAATATAAGTAGGTTTTACTTTATTAATTAAGTTTTCTGCTAACTTCATGAAAGCTGGATAGATAAATCTACGATATATTTTTTCTCGGGTTACAGGTTTATCTGCTTTATTATATGCTGATATTGCAATATCTGTTATCTTAGTAAAATAAATATTACTTTTCTTCTTGCGTCGTGCCATCAAATTGTTCTTTAAGTTCAGTTATAACTTCATTTAATAATTGGAATGTAGTGCCAGCTTCATCTTCTGCTTCAAACGAACCTAATCGGTCTATTTGCTGCATGATATCGTGTGATTGCACAATTTTACCATACATATATTCATTAGTTAATTCTAATTCCTCAATGTATTCTAAGGCATCGGCAATTTTACCGGCTAGATAATAAGCCCGGTATCCAATATATATTGCAGATCCTAATGCTATAACAAATAGTATTATAAATGTAATCAACATAATTAATCCTGGTTAAATGCACTAAAAATATCTGTTAATGTCTTTTCCACATCTGGATTATTTTCTGCTAGGTTTTTAAGTCCGTTACTTTTAGTTACCTTGCTTTTTTCAGCAACCGGCTTTGGTGTCGATGCGTTGCGGTTCCTCCATCGTTCATATTCAATCTGAGCAGCCATATGGTCGGCATGATGCAATAAAATAGGAAGATTTGTTTTTAATTTAGCTTGAGCTGAACGAGCGACAAAATATGGTTTATTAGAATCATCATACATACCATCATGTATCTTAATTGCTTGATATTCATTCCAAGACATTTTAACATCATATTCTTGTAGCAACCAAATAGAAAGATCTGGTACCATTGAGAATGGAATGTTTTCATTGTGTTTGTACATCTTGTTTTGATTCTTTCGATGCCAATCCGATGTTTCTACTTGATACACTTCATTACCATCGCCTGGAAATCCTATTTTACCTAAATCATGATGCATTGCTGCAAATATCATTTCTTCCTCAGTATAACCTGACATATCAGCCCCCATCGACTTCCATGTTACATACAATGCTTTAGTGCAATCAATAACACGAAGTATATGATCAACATAACCTCCGGCAAATGCATTATGAAAATGTGCAATAGATGAAGCCGGCATTAATGCAATACGATCTTCAAAATCATCATACATTTTATTTAATGCATCTTTACGGGTAGGAAATGTAGTATTAACAATAGCCCGATACATTTCCCAGTTTGTTTTTATTTTTTCTGCTTCTAACATAGTTTATTAAAAATATAATGTATTATTTTCTAAGTTCCAATGTTTCACCATTGACTAATTTTTGAGTGCATTTCCAACATGTAACTGCAGTTGCTTTCTCATCTACTCGTTCTGACACAGTATCACAATATTTGCATTGCAATCTTTTAAAACCAACTGGTGGTTTATTACCTTTTTTTGTTCGTACGTTCATTTCTAATTTTATTCCAATAAGACAATATTTCTGGGTTCAATGTTTGTTTAGGTGGTTCCGGTGTTATATCTGGCTCAGGTATAGGTGGTGAATCTGGTTCTATAATTTCAACTTGTGGCTGTTCTTCGATTATAGTTTCTATTATAGGCTCTGGTTGCTGTATTTTAGGTGTATTACTAAATCCTAGTGCTTTATTTGCTGAAATTAATAATACGATTGCCAATGGGTCAAAAACTATTATTAATAAAATAATCAACCAATTTACCACACTATCCATTGTAGAATTAGTTATTTTAGCAATATATTTTAATGGACCAATTTCAGCAGCAATATCTGATGTAGTTCGTAAATCTGTTATTTTTAAATCTATTGCAGTAACTGAATCTGATAAGGATGTTTGTTTTGTGTTTATATCTACAAGTCTGGCATTGGCATTCGTTAATTGAATTTCATATGCTTTACGATTCTCAGCGCTGGTACGTATTACTTGATTGCCCTGACGGTCAGTGTACTGAATAACATTGTTAGACAATGCCCCGGTTAGTTTATTAATATTATCAGTAACCGTTTGTTTTTCCTGATTAATCTGTGTTAATTGTGTTTCGAATCTAGATTTTTTATCTTGC